ACGTTGTTGTGCCGCAAGCATAGCACGTTGCTGTCTGTTAGATAAGTTCTGCGCCTCAAACTGTGCTGTTGTTGATGCATCAGCTTGTGCTATTGGTAAAGCAGATTCCATAGCCGCTTGTATGACAGCTTGCCCTGCAAGAGAAGATGCACCTAAACCACGCTGTGCTAGTACATCATTAGCTCTACGCATAGCACCTGCCGCCCATGCTGGTGTTTGTCCACCTTCAAACTGTTGCATCAGTCCTTCTAGTTGACCTTGCACAGTTGCTTTTTGTGACGGAGTAGCTTCTGCCGCTTGTATTTGTTCAGTAAATTTAGATGCTCTTTCAGCGTCTGCTACACCAGTAATTAACTCACCATCTTGTAACTCACGTTGTACTGGATTGTCAATTAGAATACCAGTTCCTTGTGCCGCATTTAAATCAGATACAGATGAACGTGTTTGTTCTTGTGCAATTACTTTAGAACGTGGGTCATTAGGGTCTGTCTGTGCGGCTTGTGTTGCATCAAGTGCTGTACTAACTTCATCTGAACTTGCCTTCGCGTCCATAGTATTTGCTGTACCAGCCGTTACTTCATCAGCTTGTGTAACACCTGCTACTGCTGTAGATATGCCTTCTCTTGGGTCTAATGCACCTGTTCCTTCTTTTACCATTTGGTCTTGTGATATAGGTGTTGTTGCGGCTACCGTTTTACCACCTTCAGGTAAACCCGGAGTTGTTGCTCTCTGCGTTGTTATATCACCTATAGTTGGCTTTGGTGGTTCTTCAGGCTGTGTTGTTTCTTCTGTAGGTTGTTCTGTTGTAGTCTCCGTTGTACCACCTTCTTGCATTCTTACAACACCACCTCGTGCCATAGCAACAGCTTGTTGTGTAAACTTATTCATCTGTTGCTGACGCATAGGGTCTTGTGCAAGAAAGTTTTGAAAACCATCCATTGAACCTTGATAGCCCATAGAACGTGCTATCTTTTCCATGCCACTAGGTTTAAATGCTTTGAACGTAGCCATATTTATTTCCTATCTAATGCTCTATCTAATTTATCTTCTACTCTATGTAGTGCTTCCATAACTCTATCCATGTCATCCCTTAGTTCCATTTTAGTAGCGTAGTCTTCACGAGTTTTGTTCAGTAAAATCTGCAAGCGTTTTACTTCTGTAAACATTTGACGAAATGCCCAGAACACTGGAGCAATAACCATTGTAAGAACAATGTTCCAAAATAACATAGGGTCTATTGTCATTATACTATTACTCCTGTTGCGGTTGCGGTTGCCACACCATTTTGTGTCAATGTTATACCGTGTTGTTTACCATCAGGCATAATAAATGTAGGAACAGGTGCTACCTGAAATCCACCATAATGATTGCTCATTGAAACAGTACCAGATGACGGAACACTATGACTTGTACCCCACTTTATAAAGCCCCCATCTTCTCCTGCTTGCGCTTGCGCTATTGTTGTTTTAGGCATATAGTCTTCAAAGTTAGTATATAAATCTACACCTGAACCAGAAGGTAAATGAGATTTAAGAGGTAAAACACAAAAAGTCTGTTTAGTACCTGCTGATGTTGTAGCTGAATATGTACCCGGAGATGTATCTAAATCGTTTTCACCTAGATTACCATGATAATCAAATGTTCCATTATTAACAAATCTTGAACCATACGTATATGCACCTGTTGGAGATGACCGTGACTGTTTAAGTATTGGTTTTTGTGTAGTTCCAGCACTATCGCTTGTAGGTTGTATTCTAACAGAATGAAAATTAACTTGCCTTATTTTAAATGTTCCTTGAAAATTTGTTACCTTAATATTTGTTGATTGGTTAGTAAAAATTGCGCTAAAAAATGTTATACTATCATCAGAAAAATAAGTAACAGTATATGTTTCTCCATCTGCTAAATTTAAACCTGTTACAACTCCACCTGTTCCACCTTCTGAATTATACAAATCACCTGAACCAGCATGTGCGCCTGAGATTGTTATACCTGCATTAGTATTTCCAGAACCACTAGCAGTTAAAGTAACAATTATGATAAAAGGTTGGTCTTGATGAGTTCGATTATCTGTATCATTAAAACTCCAACCACCTGTTGTATTCCAAAGTCTATAATTACTACTATCTGTGACACTACTATTTGTACCTGTTACTGTACCCCATCCATACCATTGAGGATTTCTACTAGAACTTATATCCGACCTTCTACTACCATAATAAGTTTTATTATCAGATGTTACTATTCTAAATCTAGTCTCCGTATCTCCATACAGAGGATTAGAGGAACTATTCCAATTTAATTCTGCTCCTAGTGATTCACTATATGCTGGACTAGTAGGCACTTTTGCAGTTGTAGTGCCATTACCACTTGCACCTGCATAATATTGACTTAAACTAATAGAACCTTCGTTAGAGTTAGCAGGACCGCCATACTCTTGTTGTAAGTCTCTAAAACTAATTGCTCCTGAAGATTGTAAAGCCATTTTAGTTCCTTATGCTACAGTGCCAAATGCGGTAATATCACCCTCTACAGTTAATGCTCCAGTGGTTGTTAACTTAAATAAGGTGCTTGAACCATAGCTAATAATTAAGTTATTACTGCTATCAGTTGTTGCAGACCAACCACTACCACCTGTAGGAAAACCGTTTTGGGTTATAGTTGAAAAACTTAATACTCCAGCACCGTTAGTAGTAAGCACTTGACCATTACTTCCATCTGTATTAGGATATGCAATAGCACCATTACCTAATACTACTTTACCTGTGCCATTAGGAGTTATACTAATATTTCGATTTGATGTACTTACTATTGAATGTGTTTGCACATCAAGATTACCAGCTAATTGTGGTGAAGTATCATCCGCTAATTGAGATAATGTACCTGCAGTATTAGATAGTGATGCAAATTCTAATGTTCCTGAACCGTTTGTTTTTATAACTTGACCTGCACTACCATCTACCGTAGGAAATGTTAAACTATTTATTGACAGATTATTTGTAGCAGTAAGATTAGAACCATTAAATGTAACTTCATCAACAACAACATTAGCTGTACCTGTCGGTGTTAATACAAGATTGTCTCCATCTGTACTAGTAACACCATTTGTGTACACAACTCTATATGCTGCAGTTAATGTTCCTAAGTCTTTTGTCTTAGTTGTGCTTGGAGATAAAGCTGTAGCATCTGAAGTAAACTCACCTGCTGGTCCTATGGTAGTTATTCTACCACCTTCAGCCGCAGTTCCATCATGCGTATGTCCTGCACTATTACTGAAAGCGTTTTCTAATGCATTAAATTCGTTGTTTAAATCTGCCGCTTGTATAGTTGAACCATCTACTATAGCAGATGAACTTTGTCTTGTATATTCGTTGCCCACTGTTATCTCCTATCGTGGTTAGTATAATCAAACATTATAGAGTCCAGAGAAAAAGATGGTTGTGCATTATTAGCACTTACCTGTATCGTTGCAGTAAATCCTGAACCAATTAAAGGAAATGAAAATTGGTTTTGAAAAGGAGATTTACCAGTTAATGTAATCAAATCAGGTTGCACTGTATTTGTACTCTGTTCACTATAATCAAATAAAACATTAAAATCAAAACTAGAAGATGCTTGTGAGTAGATAGAGCTACCATATTGAGCAGCTACACTACCATATTTAAGTAAAACACTATCATCTGATTTTATATATAGGTTTGCTTTGTATAATGTTTTTCTAATTCTTGGGTCTGTAATAGATAAGTCAGGTCCTACGTATGATGCATTTATACTAGCTGTGTCAAATGTAAACCCAGACTCCATCTTATATACATAACCATCATCATTAGCAAAGTATATTACCTCATTATCTGTAATTGATTTATATTCACTATGTGCTACGTGTACTTTAAAACCTCTAAGTTCTGCCCAAGAAAAGCCATTATCTGTTTGTGTTGCCAGTAAACCTGAACTAGAAGCTGGTGGTATCGCAGATTGATATGCAAATATTCTATATTGACTTTTTCCTCTGATAACTAAACTAGTATAATTTGTAAATGTATCTGTAAATTTTGTAACTTCTCTTTGTATATTACGAGATATCAAAGCTAAGTTAAAATCTCCTATTCTTTCAGTACCGCCTAATGTACGTAAACCATCAGGTCCTAAGAATATTACATCACCTGCTACTTCTTTTGCTGTATCTTCAGCTATACAACCCATATCATCAGACACAGATTCTAAAACAAAGTTTCCTGTAAAACCACCACTTACTCGTTTAATTTTACTTTTAGAAAATATTATAAGTTGTTCTCTAAACTCTATAACATCTGTGATTGTGTCTGTAAAATCAATTGTACCAGCACCCGATGCTGATGTAAAAGTTAAATCTAATGGTGCAGAATATAATAACTTTGTACCATTAACAAAAACCACGTGTGTATTAAATATAATAACATTATTGCAACCAGAAAAATCTGTTCCTAAAGAAGTAAGCTGTGAAAATGTGCTACCATCATATAAAAAAGGTTTACCATTACCATCTGTAATTAAAACTTTTTCTGTTCCGTTAAAGTTAAACTTTGCAAATCTTACTTTACCTGAACCACCTAACGTAATACCTGTGCTACTAAAAGAACTGCTATCTGTTATTTGTGTCCAACCACTACCTGCAGACTTGTATAAGTGTGTTCCTCTTGATGCTAATACATCAGACCCAAATAAAAATACTCCTCTTATTACACCACTTCCAGTTAGAGCATTGCTATCATATTTAGTGTACCCTAATACTTTTTTATAGCCACCCTCTACAGATGGTTCAAAGTTTCTTAAAGTGGTTGCTGCACCCGGTGATTGAAGACCTAACTGTACAGGACTGATATTAGTTATTAATCCACCTTGAAACTGTACTGGAAAAGTTTGCCATGCGTCTGCCATTAGTTGTATCCATTTTAATTATTTTGTCAAGTAAAAATTAAGAAAGCACATTTGATGCAAACGTATTTCTGTTTATTGCATAAGAACGGACATAATCGTAACGATTGATTAGCAAGCTCCTCATACTTTTAAGACCCTCTTCAAATTTTTCTTTTGCTACCATAGCATCTTGTGTATTACCTCTAAATAAGTATGCGTAAAACATAGCACCGTTAACTATGACATGAGCAAATCTTTCAGGTATAGAAGGAATATCATCTTGCAATTCTAAATCTGTAGGAAAAATATAATACTCATATATAAGAGTGTACGCTTTATCTGGAACAGGTACTAGACCATACTGTAAATTAGGTGAACGAAATACATAATCAGGCACACCTGTATTATTTGTAGTGTACTCTAAATGTATGTATTTGTCAAGATATTCTTCATACGAAATTTGTTTTAGTTTTTTTGTTGATACACCTAACGTACTGCTTTCTTTAATTCTAAAGGTATCCATAGAAACTGTTTTTGCATCTTGAGCAAAATCATAACGCATCGTATTTGCAGTAACATCTTCCTCTTCTTCTACGTGATTAAAAGGCCAGTTATATTCTGTCTGATTTATATCTCTAATAGAGGAGTTTACAGCATCTTTAGCATGAGCATAAAAACCTGTAGCGGTACTAAAATTAGAAGTTGTTAATTCAACTTCGTTCAGTCTTCTGTTTACCTGATTAACTAATCCCAAAAAATCATATGCCATGTTATTGCTCTTTTATTGTAATTGATACACCACGTTCTGCAGTAACAGCCCTATTGTCTGTCATATTGCAGAATAAATTATATTTAGTATTTACAGTTCCCCCAGATAAAAAGATAGATGCAACTGTACCATTAGTAGATATTGATTGAGATGTAGTGGTCAACCCATTAACAGTATCACCTGCATCAAAACGAGTTCTAACACCGTTTGCATCTTTAATAAACCATATAACTTGTGATATAGTTGTACCAGTTCTCAGAAATCTACTCCAATCCACACTATAGTCGAGTGTTTCATCTGGGTCTTTATTAGGCCATCTTAAAGCCATTATCTTCCTCCACGTCTAATAAATGCTCTTCTTTGTGCTGCAACTGCATCAAATCTTGGTGGTATTGTAACATTCCTATTTTGAGAAAATATAAATACTCTTCTATCTAAAGGCGAATCATCTACTCGTGATGGTACAAATACAACTCTGTCTCTCGTGTAAAAATCACGTAGTGATTGATAATTTATTTTTATGCTATCGCCAGAGCTAGAACCAATTCCTGTAATTGTAGCACTGACAATTTTAACAACAATAGCATCACCGCTTGTAGTGCCTGTGCCTGATACTGAACTACTGTCTAATACTCTTCTAGTAGCTAATGATATAACTGTTGCTGAACCATCTACACTGCTATCAACAGGTTGTATATGGTTTGGTGTAATAGATACTGCACCTGCACCTGATACAGAACTGTCAGCATTAGCAACTCTATCTGCAGAACTAGATGTTGTACCTGCGCCTGATACTGAACTGTCTACATCTTTTAACTTATCTGCAATTGCTGATATAGTTGTTGCACCGCTTACAGATGTAATACCTTTAGCTTTTAGTGTAGCATCACTAGAAACGGTAGCGATACCATTAATAGTTGTTTCACCATCTAATAAACCTGTTCCATCTGAGCTAGATGTACCTGATGCTGATGCACTTACATTTGCTACAAATATTCCAACAGCCGTATTAGCTTGTGTACCTGCACCACTAACACTTGATTCTGCATCCGTAAGTAATGTTCCTGTAGTGCTTACAGTTGCTGAACCTGATATAGATGCACTAGCAGTTAATGTAGTATTAGCACTAACAGACGCTGAACCTGACACACTAGCGGAAGCAACTTGTCTAACTGTTACATCTGCTGTGTTTGTAGTACCTGCACCTGAAACACTTCCAGTGCCTAAAGTGCGTATTGTACCAACACTAGATACACTTGCTGAACCTGATACACTAGCTTCTGCTTCTTGTGCTGGAAGAGCTGTAGCACTTGCGCTACCTGATACAGAGGCTTCACCTACAAATCTTTGGGTAGCAGTGCTTGATGTTGTACCTGCACCTGATACAGATGAACTTACTACACCTAATAATGTTGCAGTGCTTGATACTGTACCTGCACCTGAAATGCTTGATACAGCAGATTGAACTCTTACGGCAGTAGAACTTACACTACCTGCACCCGATACTGATGCTTCACCTTTTGATATTTCAGCCACTGTTGCTGAAACTGTACCTGCACCTGATACGGATGCATCTACTACTGCCTTTACAGTAGCTACTGCAGATACTGTACCTGCACCAGATATTTGCGATTCACCCGGTCTTAGACCTGTGCCTGTAGCAGTTGACGTACCACTTGCAGATATTGAAGCACTGACAACTAATATTGCAACTGCAGTGTTAGACTGTGTACCTGCACCTGAAACACTAGCACCTGCGAATTGTACTCTTACAGAACTTGCTGATACTGTACCTGCACCCGAAACACTAGCACCTGCGGACTGTATTCTTACAGCACTTGAGGATACCGTACCTGCGCCTGATACACTAGCACCTGCGGATTGTATTGTTACAGCACTTGAAGATACTGTACCTGCACCCGAAACTGATGCAGAAGAATTATGTACTTTTACAGCACTTGAGGATACTGCACCTGCACCTGATACACTAGCAACTGCAGGTTGTACTCTTACTCCTACTGCACTAACGGATGCTGAACCTGATACAGATGCATCTGCTGTTAATATTCTACCTGCTTCAGCAGAAAACGGAGCAGAGGAAAAAGGAGCAATGGAAAACGTCATACTGCTCCACCTATAGTGATACCATACCAGCCATTACCTCGCCAGAAGAATAGTTTGTTTGTGCTAGTTACGTATGCCATGTCTCCTATACTAGCTGAGTTAGGTATGTCTGAAGCATTAGTATAAGCAGTTACTACGTTACCTGTTAACGAACCATCTGTGGCTATAACATCTGTAGCAACAGCTTGACCAGCACTTGTTGCTATGTCTCTGTTTCTACTTTCTGTCATTATATTAACCTTTTATTTCTGCTGTTGGTACACTAAAACTTCCATAATTCAGACTATTGTTTATAGCAGCACCGGGATGTATTACTGTTCCTTTTTGTATTCTTATATTTGATAAATAGCCACTCCATCTTGAACTAGCTGCAGTATCAGTTCTACCACCTATAGAAAGATGTTGAAAATCATAGTGATACGCATTATTATTATTACCAGCAAATGCTACCCTACCATCTATGTATAAAGTATCATAAACTTGGTTCTGTGCGCTGTTATATTCCTGAGTATATAAAAAATGTTGCCATTTATATGTTTTCCATTGAGTTGCTGGTAATTGATTTCCAGAACTAGCAGTATGTCTTCTTAATTGGAATACACCACTACTTCTAGTGCCTAACATAAATGTATAATTAGCACTTGCTGCATTATAGTTGCTAAAAAAGTATTGGTCAAGATTATTAACATCTGTCCAAAACCAACCATCCATAGACCAGTTAGCTGCGGCATCATTATCTGCATCTCCTATATCATAATCTGATGAACTACCTGTATGAGTTAAAAGCATCCTAGTGCTATTAGTACCATCAAATTTTAAAGAATAACCATTTTTTACAGGAGAAAATTGACTTACGGTTGGTGCAGTACCACCGTTAGTGACTGTCCAATCTCCATGAACTGTATCATAAGCGGATGCATGAGCGCATAATAAAAACGTATTACTGTCAGCAGTTGAAGTATTTCTACTAATAATAAAAGGTGCTTGTATAAATTTGTTATTTCTATACTTATTAACAATTTTTAAATCTTCTATATATCCAACAAAACCTGTTACAGCACCCCATCCATTTAGAGTATTAGTACTACCACCTATTTCCACTCTTGTTGATGCATTATCTGAAATATAACCAGAACTTGTTCTATAGTTTTCACCTGCTCCATTTATAAATATTTGAGTATTAGCTGCGCTAGTAGTTGAAACAGTGTTACCATAAAAAGGAGAATTAGTTTTTTCTAGTGCAATGTGTACCCACGTACCTGCGCTAAATACACTACTAATACTAATATCTGCGCCACCGCCACCTGTATAATAAAGTAAGCTAGTTCCACTTTGAACTAATCCCCAACCATTATTACCTTTATCTCCTTGATGAATAATAACTCTTTCACCTGAACTTGTATTGTCAGGTCTAACCCACATAGATAAAGCCCAATCATAGTATCCTAAACTTTCAGTTACGTCTGCTCTTATATTAGCTAAAGTTACCATATCATCCGTACCATCAAAATACATAGAAGAAGTAGCATATTTATTTTGTGCTGTTGATGATTTTGCATTACCTTCAATTTTTAAACTACCGTCAAGTGGATAAGAACCATAAATCATATTATAAGCTGTAAGATAACCAATTCCTGCTCCACCTGCGGCATCATATATTCCTAAATCACTGTTTACTAAAATTTTAGTATTTGAACCTACAGATAAAGGAGAGGTAAGTGGAGTAAAAGCACCTGTATAAACAGCACTACCTACAGTCATTCTAAAATCAGACATTAATCCAATTGTAGCATAATTATTACTGCTAGTATCATATGAACCTATAGTAAGTGCTACTGTTTTATCGTTTACAGTTGTTGCACTAGTGGTTGTAGTACCTGCTAGTTTACCATTAACATATGTTTTTAAAGTAGATGAATTATTACTTCCTTTTTCAAGAACAGTCGCTATGTGACTCCATTGCCCTGCATATATAGGCTCATCTCTATGGTCATAATCCGCACTAGCACCATCACTAAATCTTAAATAACCTAAAGGACCTAGCCTTGTGTAACCTAAAGTAAAACCTGCCCCACCTGACCATTTTGAAGCTATAACAGAGTAAATTGAACTAAATCTAGTTGGATATACCCACGCTTCTACACAAAAAGCATTAGTTCCTATTGCTTGAGTAGAAGCATTATGTGCTATAGAAAGAGTATTAGTACCAAATAAATGATTCCAAGCTGTTCCATGTGTAGAAGGAACATATTCATCTGAATCATATGGAGACATTATTTGAAAAAATGCTTTATCGGTAGTGCTACTGTTATAAACAACTCGTGTAAACACATCACAATTATTATCAGACTTATCGTATGGCCATCCTTCACCATTAAGCACTAAAAGTTGTGTAGTGCTATCTTTTGATAAAGGTTCTGTTGGTACATTAAAATCAGCACCTGAATATCTAGGAGTTTGACCTGAACTACTACTATTAAAACTCAATCGAACATCACGCATATAACCAATATAACCAGTGTTACTTGCCCAATTTCCTTCACCTATATTTAAAATATAATTATTACTATCTCTTACATACGTACTACCAATGCTTCCTGTAGTTGTAGCTACACGTCTACCATTTAAATAAAGATTCATGGTTCTATCATCTACAGCACCACTTAATTCTCCTGCAATATGATACCATCTTGAAGATTTAAATAAACCACTCTCAGTGTACGTGCAAGCCTTTTCTGTATCACTACTATCCCATATTTTAAACCCAAGAGTGTCTTCATTCATATATAACGCAAATTGTCTTGCTGTTGTACTATCTGACCTAGATATAATTGTAGCATTATCACTTTGATTATCTGTAGTAGGCATAATCCATGCTTCTACCGTAAAATTTTTATTTCCCGGATTAGTATTTGCATCATCTGTTAATTGTATAGTTTGCGGCCCAGCATCAAAATATTTACTGTAACCTTTTGGATGAAAAGGACTGTAAGAAACACCTAAAGGAGAACCTGTTGTAGAAACTGTGTCTCCAGTTGTACTGCTATCAACAAAAGTGTTTTGTTTATTAT